AGGAACGATTGCGGGTACATCAAGCTTGCCCGCTACCATCAACGGTTTAACCGTTTTCTTTAAATCCTTTGCGACTTTATCCGTTACCTTAATTGCTTTCGTTACTTGCTTTTGTGCTTTCTCCTGATCTTTAACGCTTCCCTCGATTTTTTCCGATTTTAGTAATTCGGATTGAAGCGCTTTAATTTGCTTCTCATTAGTTTGTAAACGTTTGATCGCTTCGTCGCGTTCCTTGCCTGTTGATTTTTCGATTTTGTTTTGGAAAAGCGCGGTTTCTTTTCGTGCAAGTTTTAAATCTTGAGAAACCGTGTTTATATCACGGACCTTTTTTTCCTGATCACCGAATAAATTGTTCAGCTTTTGGACGCCAAACGTCCAACCGTCAATGATCTTTCCAAAAAATTTGAATGTTCCTGAATCGGCTAAAAATCCTGTAAACGATTTTGATAATAAATTGATTTTATCATTTAAATTTTGGATCGATTGAATCGATTCCTCGTCAATAACGCCGCCGACCGATTCCAATTGTTTCCCGAATTTATCAACGCCATCCGCACCCGCGCTTAATAATGGAATCAATTCGACTCCGGCGCGTCCGAAAAGATCGCTGGCGATCTTGGCACGCATCGCATCCGATTCAACGCCACCGAATGCGCGGGCGATATCCTGAAAAATAACTTCGGTTGATTTGATTTGACCGGATGAGGTAAGCGCGGAAATTCCCAGCGCGTCAAGCGCTTCGGCAGCAGGTCCGGTTCCTTCTGCGGCTTCGCCTATGTTGCGGTTTAGTTTTTGGAGCGATTTATTCATTAACTCCGCGCCGACTCCCGATTGCTCGGCGGCAAACTGAAAAGCCTGAAGCTTTTCAGCCGATACACCCGTTTGAATCGAAACTTTTCCGATCCTATCGCCAAGCGTCAAAAGTTTCGACGTCAACGCACCTAAACCACCGATTCCCGCAAGCGAAACCGCCGCGCCAGCTAATCCGCCAAACGATTTCTTAAGCTTTTGCGTTCGTTCATTAATTTGACGAAATGCGGCCTTGGTTTTATCCTCGGCGCGTATTTGTACCGTCGTAGAAGGCATTATTTTTGACGTTCGGCTTTAATTTTAAAGTATGCGATCCAGCCTTGAATTTCCGCCTCGCTCATAACAAAAACGCGGTCAATCGTTAAGTGTAAATGCTCTGCGAGTTGAAAATAAAAATATAAGTCTGGATCGTCTCTCAGTTTCCCAGGACTTCATCCTGGTCAACTGATTGATAGTTGTTAATTTCGCCTACAACGCGAATCAAAACATCAACATCGCACTCGCGCATCAATTGGGTTCTGTGTCCAGGCTTGAACATCTTCGAACCGTCTTCGAATAAGGCGCGGATGATCAAAGCTTCAACGGCGGCTTCAATTGGTTTTGATTCATTAAATAATTTTGCAAGTTTTTCCTGGGTATGCGGATTTGTTGCGCCTTTGAAATAGATTCGCAACGGTTGATCGTCTGAACCCCATTCTGGTACGTCAACAAATCCGAGTCCGCCCGCGAGTTGGTTTTTATAATGACCAATAATCGCGTCAATAGGGTTCAAGCCGTACCCTTAACGAGAGCGCCTGTCCCTTGAAAACTTATGGACAAACTAACCATAGAATTTGTGGAGCTTGTTAAAGAATGCGATGTAATTATAGCATTCCCCGTCCACTTGATATCACCCGTTGTTGACCCTTCAGGGAAAAATATCATTTCCTTTGCAACCGGAGTTAAAAGCTCGGTCCACATTGCGACCTGAGCCGAATCAACATCAGACCAGAAAACTTCCGCGGTTCCTGACCAGTTCAGAATTCCGACCTGATAGCTTCGGGCAGTGTCGCTGATAACCGTATCTTCGACGGGTTCTTGATTAACGTCCAAAGAGAATGACGTCATTTCTCCAATTGAATCGCCGTCCCAATGCACCAGGCCAGCGACGCCAGTAAAAGTTGCCATAATTATCCTTTCTTAGGCTTGGTTTTTGGGTTCGGCTTTTCCGTAGTCTTTGCAAGACCTCGACGGATTAGCTTCTCCGCGATTTGAGGCGTTACATCAACAAGCGAACCCGCCTCAACTGGTTCGCCTGCAATCTTGATATCCTTGATAATTTCGATTTCCATATTACATATTTATTTTGGCCGCATCCGGCGCGTTTTCGGTGTATCCGTATCGAACTCGATATGTTATGCGGTTCGATCCGCTGGGTTTGCTTCCCTCGCCTGAAAGTGATATATCCGCGCTAATTGGCACGGAATCTCCGGCAAGCGAATTTATGTTGACGTCTCCCGCCATTGCTATTTGCACTTCTTTTTGTATCCCTGCGAGCGTATCCAATACCGTCGCGCCATCACCGCCTTGCGCGTATCCTTCAATCGTAACCGTTAGGATCGCAAGCATCGTTCGTGTTCCCGCTGGCGATAATGTAACTGCGTCAATTTCCTCCTCGGAATCGTAAACAAGCAAGCAAGGTAATTTCGATTCTTCGACCGGATATACGCGACCTTCGAAAACATTCGATCCGGTTGTGCTTAATCCGGTTACATCGGTCATGATGCGTTCCCGAATCTGCCTGCGTAAATGGTTCGCCATTACTGTTTTTCGAGTACCAGCAAAGTCGTTCCCTGATAGCCGGAACCGCTATCCTTTTGCACGCCTACGATGTGGTATGTAATCGAGTTGATTACGATCACATCGCCATGCGCCACGCTTGAAACATCCGAGGATACTGCAAGCGCGGTCGGCGTGTTCGATTCTATATCCCGTTCCCCCGTGTCCAGGGGAACGGAATTGAATGGGTTATCAAATAAAACGTTGATCGTTGAAGCGCTTCCGCCGTCTGGCGTATAGGTTGCCGCGATTCCGAAATCACCGGTTAAGAAGAAATCGGAAATATCGGACGCGCTTTCGACGGTCATTTCTTTTTCGCTTTGGGTTTCGGCGCGTCTTTATACTCGACGGCGCGATTCATCCCTATCATGGAGCGAGCGCTTTTTTCGCTTGTTTCAACGACTTGACCTTTCAAGACCATATCGCCATCGAGCATTACGTTCGCAATCATTTTAATTTTCACTTTTCCGCCTTGCTCACCGGAGGCCCCAACAAGGCCCCCAGCGGTTTTAGTGGTTAGCATTAACTGTCGTTAGTAATCGCAAACGAACCAGCATGACGAACGCCAAAATCGGCATCGACAAAAACGATCAATCGAATTCGTCCATCGTCAAATTCTCTGTGCACGCTGACGTCGATACCAGGACTCCAGTAACCGAGTAATGCTTGACTCCAGTCTCCGAAGATTGCTCTTTGTTTTCCGCCCATTACGAGAGAGGAGGTGACTTCAGCTCTAAATCCGCCAATGTCGTTTCCTTCCATAACGAAACGTCCAGAACCTGAATCTCGGCTTCGGGCTTTTGCGTCCGCAGCTAATACCGGATGAATCGCATATCCCAATGAACCCTGATAAGCGTTTGCGCTCATTACATCACCTTGCATTGCCATGGCGTTAGCCCATGAAAACTGATCCGCAGTGATTAATGTGATCCCGACTCCTGCCGTGTTACAAATACCAGCGGGATCGTTGCTTTCGCCCAATGAAACCAAACAGGCCTCGTCAAGCGCGACGGCAGTCGAAAGAGATATCTCCTCGCGTACCAATCGCTCAACATCCATCGAACTTTGCAAACGAAGCTGGCGTGACAAATCCACGCGCAAGGCGTAGGTTTTTGCGCTTAAAGTTAGCTGATCGTAGCTCGGCGTTACGTCAGCCGCATCCGCACTTTCAGCAATCCATCCGCCAGAAATTGCAGCATCGCGTCTTGGGATCTTGATAATTCCATCAAGGTTTCGCAGGACTCTTGCGCCCATTGAGACAGTGATCATATTATTATCAAGAAACTCGATAAATGAGCTTCCGTCTAAAATGGTCGGAACCAAATTTGCTCCATCACCGGAACCCGCTAAAAGCTCGCGCTTATTGAAGGTTGTTCTATTGGACAGACTTCGCTCGTGCAGAACTTCGTTAGGTATATAGACTCCACGCGCTTCACGATGCTGCTTTTTTTCCTGCGCTCTGCAAGCTTCTAGCTCAAACGATGCATTATTCTGAGCGGTTTGATCATGCGGTCGGGCAAGTGCGTTGACTAATCGAAGAAAAGAGAAATCGCTTGTTTCCTTTTTCGTTAATCCAACATCGTAATGTTGCTTTGGGCGATTCTTGATTCGCTCCAATACGCTTGACGCAAACTCGCCAACGCTTTTTCCTTCTTTAATAAACTGCTCTGCAAGCTCGGTTTCGTTATG